ACCCGTATGATCTGGGCGGCACGTCCGAGGAGGAAGGAGATTCTGCGGACGATTGGAGCACCCAGAGAGACGATCCGTACGCCGCAGGGCTTCTTCTGGCGGCACAGGCGACAGAGACCAAGAGAGCGCATGATGCCGCGTGCGCAGGGTGCCCGTACACCGTGGACACCTGCCACGAGTGCCACTACAACGGGCGAGAGTTCCGGGATGAGCGATACCGTAACCCGCTCCTTTCCTGCATCCCGTCATGTGCCAAGTACAAGACGCAGCAGGCACAGAAACGGATCACGAAACTCATGGGAAGCAGCGGCATTGGTGAGCGGTTCCGGTCGCGCAGCTTCGCGACGTTTCGCCAGACGCCCGAAACAAGACATGCATTCATAGCGTGCAAGCGGTTTTGTGAGAGCGTCAAGGTCGATCCAAAGGCACCGGGCATTCTCCTGAAAGGGGGGTGCGGAACCGGAAAGACACACCTCGCGGTGTCGATTCTGCGCGAAATCGCAGAGGCGGGGATTCCCGGGATGTTCGTGGTAGTCCCTGATCTTCTCGCCAAAATGCGGGCAAGTTTCAGCCTTCGGGATGGCAAGGCAGATGAGCTTTTGAAAGCAGCAAAAGATGCAGCGGTACTTGTCCTTGACGATCTTGGAGCTGAGGATCCAAAACCGTGGGTGCCGGAGCTGATCTACGTGCTGATCAATCACCGATACGAGCACATGCTCCCCACGGTCATCACGACCAACTGCGGAGGCAAGGAGTTAGAGGCAGTATTCGGGCGGCGCATCGTAAGCCGTCTTTCGGAAATGACAGTACCGGTGAACATCCGGGCAGAGGATTATCGCATGAAAGGAGCGTGCTGAGATGGCACAGGAAATGACACAGAGCGCGGGTACTTATGAGGAGGTGCGGCAGTGGAGCTGATTGTCGATAACTTCGCGGGCGGCGGCGGGGCATCCACCGGCATCGAGCTTGCCACAGGGCGCAGCGTGGATATTGCAATCAATCACGACCCTACGGCGATTGCGATGCACCGTGCTAATCATCCGAGCTCGAAGCACTACTGCGAGAACGTCTGGGACGTTGACCCCGTGGAGGCGTGTGCGGGGCGTCCCGTTGGTCTCGCCTGGTTTTCTCCTGACTGCAAGCACTTCTCGAAAGCAAAAGGCGGGAAGCCCGTCGAAAAAGCAATTCGCGGGCTTGCGTGGGTGGCAATACGCTGGGCAAAGCTCGTGCGGCCGCGCGTGATTATCCTCGAAAACGTCGAAGAGTTTACGACATGGGGCCCCCTGATCGGCAATCGACCTGACCCAACGCGCAAGGGACAGACATTTCGGAGATTCGTCCATGCACTCAAACGCTATGGGTACCGTGTCGAATGGAACGAGCTGCGGGCGTGTGACTACGGTGCACCGACCATCCGCAAACGATTTTTCCTTGTTGCACGGTGTGATGGCTTGCCAATCGTCTGGCCTGAACCGACGCATGGAGACCCGTCAACGCTCTTTGTGGCGAGCGGTATCCTCCATCCGTGGCGGACGTCGGCGGAGATCATCGACTGGACAATCCCGTGCCCGAGTATCTATGACCGCAAGAAGCCGCTCTGCGAAAATACGATGCGGCGCATTGCGCGAGGGCTTAGAAAATTTGTGCTGGAGCATCCGCAGCCATACATCGTGGACTACCACATTGCGCCGTTCCTGATACAGTATCACACGGAACAGTCAGGGAAAGAGGTGCGCGGGCAAGCAGTAGACAAGCCGCTCATGACGGCGGATTCGTCCAATCGGTATGGACTTGTGACGGCACTCCTGATTAAGTATTACGGCCAAGGTGAGGGGCAGACGCTCACAGAGCCACTGCATACAATCACGACCAGAGATAGATTCGGTGTGGTTGCTGTATGCGGAGAGTTGTATCAGGTCACGGATATCGGCATGCGGATGCTTACGCCGAGGGAGTTGTTTCGGGCGCAGGGATTTCCGGAGAGTTATATCATCGACCGCGACGCTGACGGCAGGAGCTATCCAAAATCGGCGCAGGTTGCCCGATGCGGAAATGCGGTGCCGCCGCCGTTTGCGGAGGCCCTTGTACGTGCCAATCTGCCGGAACTGTGCGGCGAGGAAGAACGTGAAAGTGCATGAGGAGGAGACAAAATGAAAACGACGATGGAGATTGCACCGATTTTCGACAACGAAAACGGAGAGGTGAGAATCAGCGGACGGCAGCTGCATATGTTCTTGGAGGTGCAGACCCGCTATAACGATTGGTTCGCGCGTATGTGCGAATACGGATTTGTAGAGGGAGAGGATTATTACTCAAATTTGAGTAAAACCTCTGAGCTTGGCGGGCGCCCCGCAATCGACCATCTCATGACGCTCTCAATGGCAAAGGAGCTGGCGATGCTCCAACGCACTGAGAAGGGCAAGGAGGCGCGGCGGTACTTTATCCGTATCGAGGAGGAATGGAACACGCCCGAGCGGGTCATGGCGCGTGCCCTGCGGTTTTCCGAACGCATTCTGAGCGACACAAAAGCCTTGCTTGCGGATGCGCAGGAACAGATACTTTTTGCATAGGAGGAGAGCCCATGAAACAAATCCTTGATGCGTGCTGTGGCTCTCGAATGTTCTGGTTTGACAAGAAGCATCCTGCGGCTGTGTTCATGGACAATCGTAGCTTTGCCAAAACGTTGTGCGATAGCCGACGATTCGAGGTCAAGCCTGATCTGATCGCTGACTTCCGAGAGATTCCATTTCCTGACGAGAGTTTCCAGCTTGTCGTATTCGACCCGCCGCATTTGTGCAGTGCAGGAAAGATTTCGTGGCTCGGCATCAAGTATGGTGTGCTCGCAAGTACATGGCAGAATGATCTGCGCCGAGGATTCGAGGAGTGTATGCGCGTCCTAAAAGATTACGGCGTATTGATCTTCAAATGGTCGGAAGATCAGATTTCTACGGCGGATGTTCTGAAAATTATCCCTGAGCAGCCGTTGTTCGGGAACCGGAGGGGTAAGACAATCTGGCTGGTGTTTATGAAATTTCCGGAGGAGGAATCCAAATGAATCACTTTGTAGGAATCGGACGCCTGACACGCGATCCAGAGGTAAGATACACACAGACAATCGGGAGCGTTGTCTCTTGTGTCTAACATCATCTTAAAGCGCGTGAATGACTTTGAAGATTGGCAGCTGCGGGATATGATCGGCGAGATTGAAGCGCACTGGGAGTGGAACAAGGACATCCATCCGATAGACCGAGATGTGCAGCGGCTCTTTCGAGATCGGCTGCGAGGAGCACTTTTGGAACGCGCTGTGAAACAGGCAATATAAGAAAAAGAGCGGCATATCACCGCTCTTTTGGCGCGTTCGGGCATATTGGCGGCGTTGACAAAATGATGAGACAGGAGGAACAGGCGTGAGAGAGTACGGCGACTATATCAGGGAGACAAAGCGGCTCTTGCAGAACTATACAAAGATGAAGGTCGCCGTCACGAATCTCACAGAAGAGATCGATGCGCAGGAGATGATCTTGCGTGATGAATCCATATCCTCCATCCAGTACGGAGACGATCGTATCAGCGGCGGGACAAGGACGTTGACTACAACGGAGGCGGCCGCTGTACGTCGCATTAAGCTTGAGGGACATATCGCGGATATGCGGATCCGCAGAGATGAAATAGAGCGCACAATACGGGCGATTGATCGAGCCTTTGAGTCACTGGATGATGAAGATGTGGAGCTGGTACAAGGACGGTATATGCGGGGGCAGTCGTGGATAGAGATCGCGGATGCTCTGAACTATACAGAGAAGTGGGCGCAGGAGAAAAGCGGGAAGGTGCTGCGAGATGTGGCACTGATGTTGTTTGGGGTGGAAGTGAGACCGGTACAGTTAAAACTTTCAATTCTTGCGAATAATTGACAAATTACTTGTGAATTTTAGTAAAATATGCTATATTACTTTCATGAGCGATTGTGAAAGTGAGGCGATTTAATGATTACGAAAGACAGTATTCAGAAGCAATTTGAGCAGGAATTTCCACCGGAACGTATCCATGCCGTACGAGCGTTAGTTGATTTGTCCTATGAGAGTGCTGATACCCTATATAAGTATCAGCCAAATGATGGAATGTATAACCTCCTTCGGGCAACAAATGTTGGAAAAGGGATCTGGGCAGACATCTTGCGTGCCGGCATTGCATGTTCAGCGAGATTGTTTTGTGAAAAAGGTATATTGCCATATACTTTTGAAACACCGATGAATTGTGCTCGTAATTGTCATCATGTACGCCTTTATAATGAAGACGTGTGCCTGTATTTCGCGCGGACACTATTCCACGGAAAGCACTTTATAGGGCTTCCGATCTCATTCAGACTAGACTTTTTGATGAAGAGTCGGATATAAATAAAATAAAAACATATGCCGCGACATATGGAGATGGCGGCGAACATGAATTTCGATATGGACGTATAGGGATTCCCGGAGAAAAAAACTGGATACATTCAAAACCACTAAAGATTGGCGCATATCAATACCCGACTCAAAAAGAAAAAAATGAAATCCTTGTTCAATTAGATGAGAACTATAAAGCTCTGTTGAGAAGGGATGAAAAGAATAATGGGGGCATCAAATAATATAGAATATTGCATCCCACAACGACTGCGTGATGCGAGAATTGCAGACGGAAAAACGATAAAAGAGGTTGCGGAAGCACTAGGAATCAGCGCACAAGTTTTATCTATGTTTGAATTAGGGCGCTGTAAAGTTTCAGTCGAGATGTTCTTTCGTTTGAAGAATATGTACAGTATGCCTAATAGTTTTTATGGAACTCATTATATGGATAATGTGGCACGCAGTACGGTTTTCTTTCGTAAATTTAGTGCAGCGACAAAAAGAAAAAGAGAACAAGCATTAAAGCGGGCAGATTTTATCAGTTGCAATATCATCAAATTCTTTGGAGGTAAGATCAAGTTTCCGGAGGTCGATGGATTATTTGATGAAATAAAAACATCCGTGAATATCGAGAAAAAAAGGGATCCTGAACTATGGGCGAAGTTAATTCGTAGGAAATGGAACATGGGTATGGGGCCTATATCAAACCTGATACGTGACTTGGAACGCAGGGGCATCATTGTTGTTGTCATGCCAATGGATAATGATGTAGATGGGTTTTCCTATTGGCAGGATGGGAGACCGTTTATCTTTGTAAATAAGAATAATACAGCGGTCAGACTTCGTATGAGTATCGCACATGAGCTTTGTCATCTGTTTTTTCATGAGGAAGAAGATATTGAAAGAGAGCTAAAAAGAGTGGAGGATGAGGCGAAGGCTTTTGCAGGAGCTTTTTTGTTGCCTGAGGCAGCGTTACATAATGAATTGTACATGGGATCTTTGGAACAGTTTCGATATCTAAAGTCCAAATGGAGGGTATCCATCAATGGGATCATCATGAGGGCAAAACAACTTTTCTTGATTGATGATAATAGGTACACGTATCTACAGACACAAATATCAAGAAAAAAGTGGAGAAAAAGAGAGCCTGAGGATGATGTTATAGAGCAAGAGCAGCCTGTTCTTCTTAGTCAAGCAATCAGGTTATTCATTGATGATGAAATAATGACACGAGATGAAATGATTGATGGAATAGGGTTAAGCGGCTGTTTTATAGAGAGTCATTGTTCGTTGCCTAATGGTTATTTCGACCGTGTACATAACAATTTGGTACACATGGATTTTAAGAGGAGGAAGAAAACATGAAGGAGTTAAGTAAAAATGCGCGTCAGCTTTTGTTTGCAATCAGAGAAGGAGATAAAGGCGATATAGGTGCACATGAATTAGGCATGACGCATGATGAATTTATAGATGCGGGCGAAGAACTTATGAGAGAGTCGCTTCTTGATCATTGGCGTTTAACTGAGAGTGGCATGGTAGATATTATGGGGGTAAAATTGCAGAGCCCAAGTCTAACGGCACGAGGGGAAGATGTATTTAAGGAACTACGAAAAGATTAGAGCCTGTGGATAGCTCAATCGACTTCCCAACGGTATTTTTAACCGGGTTTTTGTTCCGTTTTACTTCCTTTTTTTCATCGGAAAACCTGTTATACTGTTATTGTGAGTGACCTGGAGATGAGTCAGGTCGCCACTACCTCCTTCATCCATTCCATCTCATAAAGCCGTCTCACATGAGGCGGCTTTTTTGTTGGGGGAGATGTAAGTCTTGGCGATTTTTTATAGGTCGTCGGCGGGAGATATAAATTTTATAGGGTATAGAGCGCGGTACTGCGGGAAACGCTCGGAGGACACAGCTGCGGCGGTGTCCTTTTTGTATGCAGAGGAGAAAGTATATATTGACACGTAATAAATTACGTTATATAATATAAATATAGGAGGGAGGACATGAGAAGCTATTCATCAAGAGAGGTGATGAAAATCCTTTTGGAGGATGGCTGGGTAGAGATCAACTGTGTAGGAGATCATCACCAGTTCAAGCATCCGACCAAGAAAGGAAAGGTCACACTCAGACATCCGGTCAAAGACCTTGGTGTTCGTGACCTAAAAAGTATCGAGAAACAGGCAGGGATTAAATTCTAAGCCCCGCCCCATGTGGGGGATAGATAGCCGACGATGAGAAAGGGGGATCGTATGTTGCCAAATTACTACCGCTATGCGGCGATTTTTACCTACGAGGAAGACGGGGTTCATGTTGTATTCCCCGATCTTCCTGGCTGTGTTACGTTTGGCAAGGACGAGGAGGAAGCCGCCTGTATGGCACGGGAGGTGCTTGCCCTCCACCTTTACGGGATGGAGGAGGACGGTGAGGAGATTCCGCAGCCGTCATCGTTGCGGGCGCTGGCAGAGCAAGAGCATCTTGAGAGCAACGAAGTCTTTATGCTGGTAGAAGCATTTATGCCATCGTTCCGTGAGAAGCAGAGGACGCGGTTCGTCAAAAAGACGTTGTCGATTCCGTACTGGATGAACGCAGAGGCGGAGCGGATCGGCGTCAACTTCTCGCAGACGCTGCAGAATGCACTTGAAGAGAAGATCGCACTGGCGAAGTAGAGAAAGCAGAACATCGCAAAGGGCACTATGCAGGTAGTGTCCTTTTTGATTGGCATTTCGTAGAGGTGGGACACATGACGCTGAAGGACTATCTGCGCTGTCGTGCGGCATGGAGCAGGAAGAAAACACAGGCACAGACACAGCATACGCGCAGAGTACGGCAAGGGAGCAGGCCAAAGGAGCAGATAGGAAGAGGCTGAGGCATCCGCGCTATGCGGGCGAATGTATCAAGCCCCCCCGGTATCACAGGTACTACGGAGAGCCGCGCGTGATACGGGGCTGCGAGTCGCGGCGTTTGTCTGCGTGAAAATGAAAAAAAGCGGTTGACAATTCGGCATTTCCTGAGGAGGGGGGAAGGATGGCAGGAGAAAAGAGCTCGCGCGCGCGAGTGACAGAAGAAAATAAATTTATTTTCTCAACGGCTGACACCTGCGATTTCTTCCAGGTATCCAGAGAGACTTTGTCAAATTGGGAGAAAAAAGGCGCACCGAAAGCAGGACGCGGAAAATGGAACATCAAGACGCTCATGGAGTGGAAGTTTGACGGGCGCCATACGGATAGTCCGGGAGTCCGCAAACTCAAAGCAGAAGCGGCATTGAAGGAGATCAAGAAGGAGCAGGAAGCAATCCGCCTTGCGGTGCAGGAAGGAAAATTTATCTCGGTCGAGCAGGTGACGCGCGAGCTGACGCGAAAGCTCGCGAATCTCAAGAAATCCATGCTTGCCATGGGGCATCTGGTCGCGTCAAATCTTGCGTCGCTGGATATGGAGGCGGCGGAGATCGCAAAAGCAGAGGTTGACAAGCGTGTAAAAGAGGCGCTGACGGAGATGGCGGAAGGGCGGCTTTACCGTGGCAGGACGAAGAAAAAAGAAAAATGAGCTCGGTTATCCGCCGTGGATCATGGACGCGCTCGCCATACTAAGGCCGCCCGAAAAACTCACAGTGTCCGAATGGGCAGATAAATATCGTGTCCTGTCTGAACTCGATAGTGCCGCGCCGGGGCGGTGGCACACATCGAAAACGCCATATCTCAAAGCGGTCATGGATGCGTTCAATGATGATTTCATCCACGAAATCACATTCTGTGCAGGGACACAGCTGGGAAAAACCGCCGCTGAGCAGAATATGATCGGCTATGCCGTCGCGCAGGATCCAGCGCCGATGCTCGTTGTCTACCCCTCGGAAAAGCTCGCAAAATTTACGAGTGAAAAACGCCTGCAGCCGATGATAAAGCTATCGCCCGCACTTGCGGATAAGTTCGACGAGCGGGGGAGCAAAGATCTTGAGCTGTCGCTCGGCGGTATGTATATCGCCCTCGTCGGGGCGAATAGCCCGTCCGAACTTTCCAGTCGCCCCGTGCGGTATATCTTTTTCGACGAGATCGACAAGTTCCCGAAATGGACGGGAGCAGAGGCGGGACCGTTGGAGCTGGCCGCCGAACGTACAAAGACGTTCTACAATCGGAAAATCGTCAAGGTCTCCACGCCGACGCTTAAGACAGGAAATATCTGGCAGGGATGGGAGACGGCGGATATACAATATCGATACTATGTCCCATGCCCGCACTGCGGGGAGATGCAGACACTTGAATTTCGTCAGATCAAGTGGACGGACGGCGCGGATGAGACAGAGGCACGCATGGCGGCGTACTATGAGTGCAAATACTGCCATGAGACCATCGACAACCGTCATAAGCCCGCAATGCTGCGCATGGGTGAGTGGCAGGGGGAAGTAAAGGCGAAGGGGCGCGCACACAAGGTCGCCTATCATCTCAACTCTATCTATTCACCGTGGCTGACTTTCGGAGACATTGCGGCGAAATTCATATCCAGCAAGGATGAGCCCGCACTGCTCATGAACTTTATCAACTCGTGGCTCGCCGAGCCGTGGGAGGACAAGAGCAGCAAGCTAAAATCCGATGTGGTCATGGAAAAGGCTCTGCCATACGAGCGCGGGCAAATGCCCGAGGAGGCGCAGCTGCTCACCTGCGGGATTGACGTGCAGCTAGATCATTTCTATTTTGCCGTGCGGGCATGGGGCGCGCACATGACATCGTGGCTGGTCGACTGGGGGCGCGTGGAGACATGGGCGGATCTTGAGACGGTCATTAACCGCAACTACGCCGATGTGAACGGCGTCGTACGAAATGTCAATCTTGCGTGTATCGACTCGGGCTATAACACGGACGATGTGTATACGTTCTGCGCCCGGCACATGGACGTGCTTGTGCCGTCAAAAGGATCCAGTCTGCCGATGAAGTCTCGCTATTCGGTGACGATACTGGATAAACAGGCGGCGGGATTCGGTCTGCGTCTCTACGTCATGGACACGAATCAGATGAAAAACTTCATCGCTTCGCGCATGACGATTGACGCGGGGGCGCATGGAAGCTGGAACGTCTACAAGGGCATTGAGCGCGAATACGCAGATCAGATTTGCGCCGAGCAGAGAGTAGAGCAGAAAGACAAGAAGGGGCGCGTCTCCGTGGTCTGGGAAAAGATCAGCTCGCATGCGGCGAATCATCTCCTCGACTGTGAGACGAACAACGCGCTTGCCGCCGAGATCATCGGCGTGCGGTACCTCATGGAAGAGGAACAGGAAAACAGCTCGCCGGAGCAGGAAGAAAAAGAGAACGACTGGCTTGGCGTGGGGCGGCAGTGGATTTGACGATAGAGCACTTTGCAAATGGCGCAAGGTGCTTTTTTGATGCACCTTTTGAAGGGAGGTGAAACCATTTGGACACACTTGAAACACAGCTTGGGCAGGTACGGGCGGCCATTGCCGAGATTGAGGGCGGGGCGCAGGAGTACAGCATCGCGAATCGGCGGATCACAAAGGCGAATCTTGCGACGCTCTACGCGCGGGAAAATGCTCTAAAGGCGGAGATTGCGCGCAGGGATGGCGGGGATGTGCTCTTTGCCCAAATGGGACGGCTATGATTCCACTGATTGAAAAAGCGATTGCGGCAATCTCGCCGCGCTGGGCGTGCAGTCGTGCCTTTTACGCCGAAAGCCTGCGCGCCTACGAGGCGGGTGAGGTGACGCGGTTCAATGACGGATGGATTCCGATCAACGAGGACACGGAAAACACCGATAAGACGCAGCGCGACCTCATCAAGGCACGGGCGCGGTATCTGGAGCGCAACAGTGATATTGCAGGCGCGGCCGTCGGCGGTATCGTGCGCAACGTGGTCGGGACGGGCATCAAGCCGCAGGCGCGCACGGGAGATGAGGCGCTCAATCGGCGCATCGAGATGCTATGGCGCGAGTGGACGGCGGCGGAGAACTGCGACATTACGGGACAACAGAGCTTTGAGGAGCTTCAGGCGATGCTTCTTCGGCGAAAGATCGTTGACGGGGAAATCCTCATCAAGAAGGTGGTCGCGCGCAAGGGGCGGCATCCGCTGAAACTGCAGGTCATTAAGTCTGACCTGCTCAGCAGCTTTATGATCTACGCGCCAAAGACGAACAATGTCATTCGCTCGGGCGTGGAGCTGGATGATTATTTGCGCCCGCTTGCCTATTGGATTGACTGCAAAAGCCCCGATGGCTATGTGGAGTATAACCCCGACCGCGTTCCCGCTGCGCAGGTCATACACCTCTGGTCGCGCAGTCAGCCTGACCAGATACGCGGCATCTCTGACCTTGCGCCGATCATCAAGCGTCTCAAGGACACGCAGGACTATCTTGATGCGGAGACCATTACTGCGCGCATTGCGGCGTGCTTTTCCGTGTTCGTCACAACGCAGACGGGCGCGCCGAATATGCCGGGGCGCATCGGGGCGAATCGCGGCGATCCGGAGGGGAAACGCCTGAAGAGCATCCGCCCGGGCATGGTGAATTATCTTGCCCCGGGGGAGAGCATCGAGACGGCGAATCCGTCGCGTGGCCTTGCCAATGCGCGGGACTATGTAGCGATACAGGAACGGCTCGCAGGGGCGGGACTAGGGCTTTCCTACGAACTCATGAGCCGCGACTTCAACACCTCGAGTTTTTCCAGTGCGCGGCAGGGGATGCTTGAGGATCGCAAGACCTTTGAGCCGATACAGAATTTCATGGCAGCGCATCTTTGTGACCCGATTTATCGGGAATGGATGGATCTCTGCGTCATGGCAGGCAGCCTTGATATCCCCGATTATTTTGAGCACCGCACGGCGTATCAAAATGTGGAGTGGGTAACGCCTGGCTGGTCGTGGATTGACCCCGCAAAGGAGGTGCAGGCAGATATCGCGGCGATCCAGAACGGTGGCAAAACGCTCGCACAGTGGTGCGCCGAGCGCGGCTATGATTGGCGGGAACAGCTCGAGCAGATGGCACTGGAGAAGGAGACCGCCGAGGCGATGGGACTGAAGCTCTCGGTGCATACGCCGATCACGGTGCAGGCGGCGCAGAGCAATCATGTCAATAACACAGATGATGAAAAGGAGGATGCAGATGGCAGTAAGGAACAAGAATGAGCCGCAGCGGCGTGATATCTACACGAACGCTATTGCCATTCGTGAGAAAGAGGATGGCGGCGATGTGAGGCAGGCGGAGCTTTCACTTTCGAGTGAAGAGCCGTGCCGTCGGTGGTTCGGGGACGAGATTCTATCGCACGATGCGGAGGCAATTGACCTCAGTAGACTGCAGGAGATCGGCGTTGTCCTCTTCAACCATGACCGTGACCGTGTGATCGGGCGCGTGCTTGATGTTCGGCTGGATGAGGTGACGCGCAAGCTGCGCGCCACGATCCAGTTTGACGAGGACGAAGAGAGCGAGCGCATCTACCAGAAGGTGTGCTCGGGAACGCTGCGGGGCGTATCTGTCGGCTATGCAGTCGACGTGTGGGAGAGCGTCGAGGCGGGAGCAAAGAGCAGTAACGGGCGGTTTACGGGGCCGTGTGAGGTTGCGACGCGGTGGACGCCATACGAGCTTTCGATTGTGTCCGTACCCGCCGATGCGACGGTAGGAGTTGGACGTAGTTATGTTGAGAATGGAGATGGAAACATGGACGAGCAGAAGAATGATATTGACGTCAAGGATCAGGAGCGCGAAGCGACGCAGCCTGCGCCCCTGGTAAACGCGGAGGCAGAGCGTCAGGTGGCCGTCGCAGAGGAGCGCGCCCGCGTGCGTGAGATCGGGACGATGTGCCGTCAGTTCGGTGTGGACGATGTGCCATACATCAATAACGGTATGAGCGTCGAGGCTGTTCGCGCAGCAATCCTCGACAAACTGGCACAGGAGCGCAAGGCACAGCCGGTGACGGTGCAGATAGACGAAATGGACAAGTTCCGCGCGGCGGCGACGGATGGGCTTGCCATGCGTGCGGGGATGGCGGTCGAAAACAGCGCGCCGGGGGCGGAGGAGTTCCGTGGAAAGCGCATGATGCGCCTCGCCGCTGAGTGCGTGGAGCGTGAGCTTGGCAAATCGACACACGCCATGGATGACGAAACGATTGTTCGTGAAGCACTGACGGGTACGGGGGCATTCCCCGGGATCCTCTCGAACGTCGCGCATAAGAGTATGGCGCAGGCGTATCAGAGCGCACCGACGACGTATCAGTTCTGGACGGCACAGGGGAGCAATTCGGACTTCAAGGATGCGACGCGCTACCGTCTGAGTGAAGCGGACACGCTGGAGAAGCTGAACGAGAGCGGTGAGTTTAAGGCGGGCGGCGTCACCGAGGGCGCGGCAAAGACGAGCATCGCAACCTACGGGCGCATGTTTTCCCTGACGCGTCAGGTGATTATCAATGACGACATGGGCGCACTGCAGCAGCTTCCTGCCATTTACGGTGCGGCGGCACGGCGCATGATCAACAAGATGGTCTATAAGATGCTGCAGGGCAATCCGAAAGTGGAGGGCGCAGTGCTCTTCCATGCGGATCACAAGAACCTCTGCGCGGAAGATATCTCAATCGAGGGGCTTGCCAAGATGAAAGCGGCGATGGCGAAGCAGAAGAATATCAAGGGGAAAGAGTACCTAAACATTCAGCCTGCCTTCCTCATCTGCCCCGTGGAGCTTGAGGTGCAGGCGGCGCAGCTGATCAGTTCGGTGGTTGACCCGACGAAGGCAAACGCAACGCCGAACCCGTTCGCGAATAAGATGACGGTCATTTCTGAGCCGGAGCTTGAGGATGCGAAAGCGTTCTATCTCGCAGCGGCGGCGGGCATCGCGCCGACGATTGAGGTCACGAGTCTCAACGGCAACCTTACGCCGACGATGGAGCGCGCGGAGCAGTTCGACACGCTCGGCATCAAGTGGCGCATCTACATGGACGTCGGCGTCAATCTGCTGGATTATCGCGGTATCCAGAAGAGCACAGGCAAATAAGGAGGACATGAACCATGGCAAAAGCAGAGTACATCCAGCGCGGCGATAACTTCGACTATACGGCGACGGCAAATGTCGCCTATATGGAGATCGTCCCGCTGGCATCGCGCATCGGCGTCGCGCTCGCGGAGATTCCGAAGGGAGAGACGGGGACGCTGACAATCGTCGGGGCGTTTCGGCTTCCTGCATTGACGGAAAAGCTGGACGTTGGTCAGGCGGTCTACTGGGATAAGACGCAGAATGCCGTCACAGGCACATCGGGGGCGAACACCGTTCCCGCCGGCACGGTGATCGCGGCAAAAGAACAGGCGGGCACGTTGGCGCTTGTCCGCATCGGCTGATGGGCTTCAAGGAGCAGGTCGCCGCCGATCTCACACGTGTCTTTATGAACCCTGAGGAATTTGGCGAACACCATGATCTGGATGGGACGGCGTGCATCTGCGTCGTCTCGGGGGATATGACCGAAAAGCGAAACGCCGTGCTGCATGACGGACGGCGTACGCCTGACGGCCTACATGGCGATTATTTGACCGTCTGCGTAAAGATAGTCGATTTGCCGCGCATTCCGAAGCAGGGAACAAATTTCAAGGTGGACGGCAAACGCTATACCGTGGATACGTGCACGGAGGAGATGGGGATGCTGACCATTACCATGGGTGCGTTCCGTGCGGGAGGTGGATTCCTGTGATTGAGATCGACGATCATGACCTGCAGCGCGCGGCAAACCTGCTCCAAGCGTTTCCGGGGGCGGTTGACCGTCTCTCAAAACAGGCGGTGCGAAGCTCGGTCAAGGGCGTAAAGCGCGAGGCAGCGCAGAAGATCACGGAGCGGTACACGTTCCAAAAGAAACGCATTGCATGGGCGCTCCGCGTCTCCTATCGCGGCACGGGTGCCGTGTTTTCCGCACGCGGGCGCGTGAATGACCTCGCGTATTTCAAGCACAACCCGAGCCGTGTCCCGTCGAAACGACCGCCAAAGGGGAAATACCTCTACAGTGAAGTCGTACGCGGGCAGGGCGGGACAATCGCGCACGCGTTTTTGGCGCGGATGCAGAGCGGGCACGTCGGCGTATTTCACCGCATCAGCGGGAATGCGTCCATGCCGATTGCCAAGAACTTTGCGCCGTCCGTGCCGCAGATGCTCGGCAGTCCGTCCATCCGCGACTACATGGAAAAACACCTGCAAACGCGCCTAGCGGGTGCAGTGGAGCGTGAAGTAGATCAATTCTTGATGAGGTATCGATCATGACACCTGCGATGCTTGTGAGTGCCGTTGTCCGTGAGGTCGAAGCGGCGACGGCGAATTATCGGATGAAGGCGGAGGGACAGGCGGATAAGAAAGTCTCTGTCTACCCGCAGCATATTCCGGATGAGGAATTTAAGGACAACTCCTACTATCCGCTGGTCATCGTCAGCTGGCAGAAAACGGAGGATGTGACAGAGCCGGATAAATTCGGCGCAGAGGCAGTGATCGGGCTGACGTTCGGTGTGTACGGCGAGGATAAAGAGGCATGGCGTGACCTGCTCTCCATCATGGAGCGGGTGCGCCAACGCCTTTTAGTTTTCCGTAAATTGGAGAACCACTTTCGCATCGTATTGCCGACGAAGTTTGAGACGATTGAAAATCAACCGTATCCGTATTGGTTTGGCTATGCGACGCTCACCTATACCGTTGCACAGCCGAATGAACAGATGGCGGCGGATTGGCATCGGATAGAAAGGAATGAATGACATGAGTGATGAAGATAAGAAGATCACGGGAGAACTGCCGGCGGCAAAGCCAGTGAAAGCCGAAAAGCAGAATCCACCGATTCTGACGAAGGAGGAGACGAAGGAGGACAAAGCAGAGTGTTATGTCTACATCGGCGCGAACCGCCTCACCGACGGGCTGAAATGCAACACAGTCTATCGGGGGTATCCGAAAGAGCTGGTGGAACAGGCGGGGGCAAAGTACGCGAACATTGCGCGGCTCTTTGTCCCTATAGAGCAGCTGGAAAAGGCACGGGGAGAGGTCAGGCGCAAGGGCACACCGCTGTACTTGGCATGGGCTGAGATGGAAAAGGAGGTCTAAGCATGGAATATAAACATGGCGTATATACGAGAGAACAGGCAACGAGCCTCGTTCCCATGACCGCGACAAGCGGCGGGCTGGTCGTCGCGTTCGGCACGGCACCGATTCATCTGGCACAGACTGCGGCAGCGGTGAATACGCCCGTTCTCTGCTATTCCTACAAGGAAGCAGTCGCAGCGTTCGGGTATTCGGAGGACTGGGAGAACTACACGCTCGCCGAGGTGATCAAAACGCATTTCGTGCTCTTCAACATGGCACCGCTTGTGCTGGTCAATGTCCTTGACCCCGAAAAGCACAAAAAGAGCGTGAAGGATAAGCAGGTGGATGTGAAAGGCGGCATCGTCACCGTGGCGGATCCTGTCGTGCTCTCCACGCTTGAGGTAAAACTCACGGCGGAGCATCAAAAGCTCGTGCTGAATACGGATTATACGGCGGCATACGATGCGGCGGGGCAGGTCGTCATTACGCCGATGGATGGCGGCGGTATTCCGAGCGGGACGGCGAATCTCTGTCTCAGCTACACGGCTCTTAATCCGGCAGCGGTGAAGGCAGTGGATATCATCGGCGGCGTGAATGCAGCGACGAACCGCACCGAGGGGCTTGAGCTGATCGATGAGGTGTTCCCGCGCTTTGGGCTTGTCCCCGGCATCATCATCGCGCCGGGCTGGTCGCATGATGTGAATGTGGCGGCGGTCATGCGGGCGAAGGAACACAACATCTGTGGACATTTCAACGCTATTTCCATCTGTGACATTCCGTCGGATGAGGTCAAAACGTACACCGCTGCGAGCAAGTGGAAGAACGAGAAGAGCGCGGCGGATAAGGACTGCATTCTCTGTTGGCCGTTGGTAAAGCAGGGCAAGGAGAAATATCACCTCTCCGCGCAGATTGCTTCTCTCATGAACCGCATTGACAGCGAGCATGACGATATCCCGTATTATTCGCCGTCGAATAAGTCCATTCAGGCGGATGGCGCGTGCCTTGCCGACGGGACGGAGGTTTTCCTGAACGCTGCGCAGGCGGCATATCTCAACGGGCAGGGCGTTGTGACAGCACTCAACTATATCGGCGGATGGAAGAGCTGGGGCAACCGCACGGCGGCGTACCCGTCCAATACGGACGTGAAGGATAGCCTCATCAACAACCGCCGCATGTTCAACTGGGTGGGGAATACCCTTGTCACGACATTCTGGAGCAAGATTGATGAGCCGACGAATAAGCGTCTCATTGAGACAGTCGTTGACAGCGCAAACATCTGGCTGAATGGTCTCACGGCAAAAGGCGCGCTCCTTGGCGGCCGCGTGGAGTTCCGCGAGGATGAGAATACGACGACGGAGCTCATGGATGGGATCATCCGCTTCCACGTCTATCTCACCCCACCTGCGCCCGCACGGGATATCGAGTTCGTCATGGAGTACGATCCGGGCTACATCTCGGCACTGTTTTCCTAAAGGAGGGAATGACACATGAAGAATCAGGCATTCGCGTTTGACCTGCAGCGGTTCGCGGGCGTGAACACCGTCCGCGACAAGCTCATCAATTTTGAGGTGTTCAAGGGCGGCAATCGAAAGCTCGGCATGGCGGATGTGACGCTTCCGTCGATCAGCTATAAGACGGCGACGATCTCGGGCGCGGGTATCGGCGGAGAGATCGAGATGCCGACGCCGGGGCAGACAGAGAGCATGGAGACGGAGATCAGCTGGCGCACACTCAATGAGGATGTGACCGAGCTCCTTGCGATGCGTTCGCAGGATCTTGAGTTTCGCGGGGCGAACGAACAGTACGACGCAGCGACGGGCGAGATCAAGGTGCAGACCGTCAAGGTCAACATTCGCGGACTGGCGAAGAAGGGCGACCTCGGCTCGCTGAAGCCCGCTGACCACATGGACAGCAAGACGACGCTGGAGGTGACCTATATCAAGGTCACCATTGACGGCGTGCGCAAGGTTGAGATCGACAAGCTCAACTATATCCACTTCGTCGACGGCGTGGACTATCTCGCCGATGTGCGCAAGGCTCTGGGACTGTAAACGAGAAAAGCACCTTCCCTGTGACGGAGGTGCTTTTTCTGTATGTTTTTAGGAGGATTGGACATGGAAAAGAAAGAGAATATGGAGGTCATCGAGGAGAAGGAGGAACTCGATTTCACGGAGCTCGAAAACCGTCTGGATGAGCTGGATTCCAATGCGTTCATCAACGCAGAACGCGCCTGCCGCATGACGGGTGATCCGACGCCCGACATCGTCTATAGCGCGAATTTCCGCGCGCGGCTCGCGGCGACGGCGATGGGTGTTCCGTTCGAGGAGATCCGCAAGCTGAAGCTGCGCACCTATACGGCGGTCATTACAAGGACGCTGAATTTTTTATTGCAGTCTTTGGGCGAGGAGCTGACCCGGCGCAACAGCTGAGGGAGATCATCTTTGCCCTGCGCGAGGCGGGCTCTCTGGACTACTGGCAGAGGCAGACACTCAGAGAGCTGCGCCGCTGGATGGATGTGATCGAGCAGGATAGAGCACGCAGGGAATAAAAAAAGGCAGCGACATAAGCCGCTGCCTCTGCGTTGCTATGGGGAGTTTGTCACCTTTTAAGGACGCCGCGAACGGCAAAGGGAATATTGAGAAGCCGAAGGAGAAAATCAAGAAGAACGATGAATACTTCAACAGCCGCAAGTAAGAGATGAACGAAAACGAATACTGCTAATGCAATGATGACCATACAAATGAAAAAGACAATGGGATTTTCAAGCATTGGGATCACTCTCCTTGTCGTATTTGATAAATCTATTATAGCAGAAAAAGGGGGGATTTTGTGGCAGCGGGGAAAATATTTGCTATCTCGTTTGCGATCGGCGCGGTGATGAACGCATCGTTTGGGACGGCGATGAATCGCAGTTCTCTTGCCATGCAGCAGCTGAGCGACAACACACGCTTTCTGAATGCAGAGCAGCAACGTCTCGAACGGGCTTGGCAGGCATCACAGGGCCAGGTAAAGGCATACGCACGCGAGATTGACCGTATCCGGCAGCAATACGACGCGGGAAAAATCTCACAGAGTCAGTATCAATCGGCGATGGAACGCGCACAGCAGGGAATGCGCACAGCGGGCATGAGTGCTGATGAGTACCGCTCGCATCTCGCCCGTCTACGTCAAGAGATGGCGCAGACGAAAGCATCTGCCGATCAGCTGCGGAATGCGCAGGCAGCGAAAGCGGCGGCAGGGGAGAATTTCGCCAATGCAAAAGCGGGATTCGGGAATGCCGTTGCTATGGCGGGGATGGTAGTCGCACCGATCTATGGCGTTGTTGAGACGGCGGCAAAGTTCGAGGCCGCTATGTCGAAAGTGCAGGCAATCACGCGCGCCAATACAGATGAGATCGGGCGACTCACAGCAGAGGCACGCCGCCTCGGTGAGACGACGCAGTTCACGGCGCAGCAGTCGGCGGAGGCGATGAGCTATCTCGGTATGGCCGGATGGAATACAGAGCAGATCATCGCAGGTATGCCAGGACTGCTCGCCCTCGCCGCCGCCGGAGGAACAGACCTCGCACGCACGGCGGATATCGTCTCCGACGACCTCACGGCGTTCGGCCTTGCGGCGGATCAGGCATCGCACATGGCGGATGTGTTCGCCGTCACGGCGACGCGCACGAATACTAATGTCGAGATGATCGGCGAGACGATGAAATATGCCGCACCTGTTGCGCGCGCCTATGGTGCGACGATGGAGGAGACGGCGGCGCTCACGGGCATCATGGCGAATGCGGGCGTCAAGGCGTCGCAGGCAGGTACCGCCTTGCGTGCGGGATTCATGCGACTTGCGGGCCCGCCGAAGAAGGCAAGCAAGGCAATGCAGGAGCTCGGCATATCGCTGTCGGACGTATCCGCGCAGCATCAGGAGGCATCGGCGGCATTAGCTTCGCTCGGCATCAACATGGACAACATCGCCGGGGAAGGCTCGCACAAAATGGTTGCCGTATTACAGGAACTGCGTACGAAAATGCAGGGGCTGACCAGTGAAGAGAAACTTGCCTATATGCAGATGATCTTCGGCACAGAGGCGGCGACGGGCTGGCTGAATGTGCTGGATGCGGGTCCCGAGGTGTTTAATGACCTCGTATCGCAGATGGAACACTGCGACGGCGAAGCCGAAAAGATGGCGGCGGTCATGATGGATAATGCGAAGGGTGCCATTGTCCAGATCCAATCCGCCGTAGAGGGCGCTGCAATCTCCATTGGGACGCTCTTTCTGCCTTATGTCGCTGATGCGGCGAAATGGGGGGCAAATGCGGCGGCGGGCATCTCCGCATGGGTCAAAGAGCATGAGGGGCTGACGAAAGCTGCTGTTGAGACAGGGGCGGCAATTGCCGCTCTTATTGTAGCGGTGAAGGGATTTCAACTCGCCTCGGCAGTGTATAACTATGCGGCGGCATCCATGCGGCTCTATCTGTTGACAACGAGGGAGACAGCTATAGCGCAGCGGCTATTGACCATGGCAACGTGGGCACAGGCGCGGGCGATGGCGGCAGTCAATGCGGCGTCCAGTGCAGGAACGTATCGTGCGCTTGGCGCGCAGATTGCGGCAACCTATACAAGGCTGCGGGCGATTACGTGGGCGAATGTCGGGAATGCCATACGTACGGGGGTAATGATCGGTGTCAATGGCGCACAGGTTGCGTTTGCCCGTATCGTCGTATTCGCACAGGCGGCACGCACGGTAACGATGAGCGCAACGCTGGCAATCGTTGAGAGCGCAAAAGCGGCGGGTCTTGCCATGCTGAACATGATACGGAATTTCAGTATGACTGCCGTACTTGGAAAGGCAGGAGCGGCATTCCGCATGCTCGGGACGGCGATCCTATCCGTTGGCAGAGCGTCGATGGCGATGATGTTTTCCCCGTTGGGCGTCGCCCTTATGGCGATTGCGGCGGCCGCGTATCTCATCTACGCCAATTGGGATAAGGTGGGGCCGTTCTTCGTGCAGCTATGGACACGGATCCAGACGGCGTGTGCGAGTGCATGGGCATCGATGCAGCCGGTATTTGACCGCCTGAGGGCGGCACTTTCCACGCTTGCGGATACAGTGGCACCGCGCATCATGGCAATCGGCGCAGCGTTTATGGCGGCGTTCGCTCAGGTGAGTGCAGCATTTGCAGAGCACAGTGAGACGTTTGACACGATCATCAGCATTGGCATGATGGTCGCAGAGATTTTTGGCAGTGTTATTATCGCCGCAATTATCACATTTGCGAATATAGCCGTCGGTGTCATCACAACGACGATTGGTGTCATCGTAGATATCATCAACGGGCTTGTCGGCGTGCTTACGGGGATTATCACCTTTATCACGGGCGTGTTCGCGGGGGATTGGACAACCGCATGGACGGGCATCGTGGAGATATTCAGCAGTATCTTTGGGACACTGGCGAATGTCGCGGGCAGGATCCTCGGCGGAATAAAGAACACTGTGACGGGCATCATCAAGGATGTGAAAGACTTCGTCAGCAGTGATGGTGGAGGCGGCGGACAGGAAATCGCCGCGAATGCGCGCGGCGGTATCTATCGCAAGGGCGCGTTCCTTACGACCTTCGCAGAGGACAGCGCCGAGGCGGCGATTCCGCTGGACGGCTCGCCGCGTGCGATCGGGCTTTGGCGCAAGGCGGGCGAAATCCTCGGTGTCGGAAAAGACGCGGGCGACACATCTCTTTCCATTGTCGGGCGCGGCGGGGGAGAACCTGCCATGAGTGTGCCGCCGATTTCGATTACACTGAATTTCAACGGGGATACTGCGCCGGAGAAGGTCAAACAAGCGGTGATGGATGCAGGACGGCAGGTACAGCGCACGTTTGCCGAGCAGATGGAAAACTATCGACGTGAGAGGGGGCGTCTGGCTTTTGGTTGACACATATACAACGCGCAGCGGCGATACATGGGATCTTATCGCCTACGAACAGATGGGGGATTGTCGCTATGTTGACCTGCTGATAGACGCCAATCGCGCCCATGTGCATACGGGGATTTTTGCGGCAGGGACGGTGCTGGCTATTCCGCCAATTCCGATAGACGGGCGCACAAAGAATCTGCCGCCGTGGAGGAGGTAGAGTATGAAGGCGCGGCGGGCAAAGGTCAAATGTACCTATGACAATGTGGACATATCACGGGATATCGCAACATTTCTCAAGTCGTTTTCTGTGCGCGAGGTGCTGGGCGGGGAAGCGGACAGCGCGGAGATCACGTTGGAAGATCGGGAAGAGCTCTGGCAGGGAGACTGGTTGCCGGAGCGCGGGGCAATCATGGACATCGGCATCACGGTGTCGGACTGGGAATATGAGGGGGATAACCGTGAACTGCCGTTCGGAAAGTTCGAGGTCGATGAGATCACGAATACGGGTCCACCGAATGAAGCGAAGATAAAGCTGATCTCGGTGCCGAATAACACCGACCTGCGCGGCGTAGAGCGCACGCGCGCATGGGAACAGGCGAACCTCTCCCGTATCGTGCAGGACATAGCGGAGGGGGCATCGATGCAGCACTACTATGACGCCCCCGACGATCCGATCATTGACCGCGCAGAGCAGTCGGAGGAGACAGACCTCGCTTTCCTGCAGAAGATATGCAAGGATGCGGGGCTTGCCCTCAAAGTCACGAATGAGACGATTGTCGTGTTCGACATCTCAAAATATGAGAACGCCGACCCTGTCATGGCGATCACAAAGGGGCGGGACAATATTGCGTCGTTCGATTGTCGGATGACGATCCATAACATCTACCGCGCATGCCATGTGAAATACAAGAACGGCAGCAAGGGAGAGCTCATCGAGTACACATTTACGGATCCGCATCGTGCGAAGGGGCGAACGCTGGAAGTCAATGAAAAGGTGGAGAGCATCGACGAGGCGGAAAAGCTTGCAAAAAAGAAGCTGCATGAAAAGAACCTTGAGGAAGTCGCGGTATCCCTCGGTATGACGGGCGATTTTGCCTTGCTTGCATCCAACACAGTCATGCTCAAAGGATTCCATGTCTACGATGGAAAGTATATCATCATGCGCAGTTCACATGAGATCGGAAGCGGGTACACATCGAAAATCGAGCTGAGGAGGGTGATTGATGGATACTAAGGCGATGCGAAACATCGTGCGCGTCGGTGTTGTGAGTGAAGTGATTCCTGCCGACTGTGCAGCGCGCGTGGTGTTTGAGGAAAAGGACAATACGCCGTCACCTGTTCTGCCGATTCTCACGCGCGGCGGAAAGATCAATCGTGATTTCTGGCTGCCGGATATCGGCGAGCAGGTCGTGTGCCTCTTCGCCTGCAACGACAAGAATTTCTCAACGGGATGGATCCTCGGCACGCATTACGCAATAGGCGCGGGAAATGCTGACAGCGCAGATAAACGCCGCATTGATTTTGCCGACGGCTCATTTGTAGAGTTCGACCGCGCGACGGGCGGGCTGACGATCCAGTGTACGGGTGACGTAGTAATCAACGGGCGGACAATTTCGCTGAATTAGGGAGGTGTAACATGCCATCGGCGGTAAGAGGCGGCGATGCGACGACGGGCACCTGCGATAAAGGCCTGCCATGCTGCCCGCACGGAAGGTCGGGGACGGTGACCGTAACCAGCGGCAATGTGTTTGTCAATGGACGGGGACTGCATCGGCTGAATGATACGGGACCAACGAACTGCCCGCATAGTGGGACATTCGCGAGCGTTGCAGGTAGCGCGAGTGTATTTTGCAATGGGCGGCCTGTGATCCGCATCGGAGATGCGACGATGTGTCAGTCATGTGGGCAGTCGGGCACGCACACAACGGGGAGTGGGAACGTATTTGTAGGAGGGTAGTATGTCATTTCTGGATAACGCGATAGGCTCGTATAAGAAGCAGACGGAAAAACGCCTGCTGAATCTGCGAAATAACATTCTCTCTGATCTCAGCAGCCGCTTTTCGTGGCTCTCTCAGGGCGTGCAGATCGGCTCGCTCGGAGACATCGTTTTTACGGTATCCACGGATGAGGTGCGCACCTTTCGTGACTATCGGCGTTCGACCAAGGCGCGTTTCGCGTCGCACGAGAGAATCGGGGGAAAGCCGATTTTGGAGTACATTGCCCCGGACGGGGAAGAGATCACATTTTCCATGACCTTTCATGTGGAGCTCGGTGTATCGCCTGCAAAGGAAACAGAGCGGCTGCGGGAACTCTGTGAAAAGGGGGAGGCAATGTATCTCGTCTTTGGCAGTGCGCCGATCGGCGCACACATGTGGGTGATTGAGAGCGTCGAGGAGAGTGCGGAACGCATTGACCATGGCGGTCGGATCCTCGTATCGCAGGTGGAAGTGACACTGAAAGAATACGTTCCTGTCATATATGACGCAGCGCAGGAAGGAGGGACGGCAACATGACCTATGATGTAATGCAGGAAGTCGGCGCAATAGACTTTGCGCCATTGTCCAGAGCGGCGGAAATTCTTCAAAATGTGCGGATGGTACTCACCACGCTCAAAAAGTCCGTCCCGATGGATCGTGATTTTGGCATCTCAGGAGAGCTGGTCGATCTGCCGATACCTGCGGCACAGGCACGCTATACGAGTATGATCGTCGCTGCTGTGCACCGTTATGAACCACGGGCGCAGGTTGTCAGCGTGAACTATCGCGGCGACGGCAAAGAGGGCGTGCTGACGCCTATTGTGAAAGTGAGGCTGAGAGATGAATCTGCATAATATGCCGAATCTGTCGTTCGCAGAGCGGTCGCCCGAGCTCATCGAATCGAACATCATTAAAACGGTAGAAGGTCTGCTGAATCGAAAACTTGCACGCGCGGATCCACTGCGTCTTTTCCTGATGGGGGTAGAGTCGATCATTGTTCAGCAGCGGACAATCATCGATCATGCGGCAAAGATGAATCTGCTTGTCTATGCGGTGAACGATCATATCGACCATCTCGGCGCGCTCGTCGGTACCGAGCGGATCGGAGAGGCGTCCGCACATACAACGCTGAAGCTGCTGTTATCTGCGCCGCGTGAAGCGGCGACGCTGATTCCGAAAGGGATGCGCGTGACAGCGGGGGACGGCATAATGTTTGCCCTGGATACGGCGGTCACGATTCCGCAAGGGGAGATATCCGCCTTCGGGACGGCGACGTGTACGATGCCAGGGGCAATCGGAAACGGGTATAAGGCGGGCGAGCTCAAGACCATTGTTGACCCTGTCCCATTCCTACAATCGGCAAGCAACACAACAACAACGGAGGGCGGCGCGGATACGGAGGATGATGAGAGCTATCGCGAACGTATCCATGAGGCACCGGACAAGTTCTCCACGGCGGGGCCGTCGCTCGCCTATGCGTATCACGCCAAAAGCGCATCCGCACTCATCGCGGATGTATACGCGCATACACCCGCCCGGGGGGAAGTCGATGTATACGTACTGCTTAGAGGCGGCATAGTGCCAGGGGAGGAAATCCTCTCGCTCGTCGGAGCAAAGCTGAATGATACGAGTATCCGACCGCTGACCGATAAAGTGACCGTCAAAGCGCCTGCACCCGTTGCATATAACGTTGACGCCGTCTACTACATCGACCGCCGCGATGCGACCGAAGCGGCAGCGATACAGAAACGAGCCGAGAGTGCGGTGCAGGATTTTATCCTCTGGCAAAAGGAACGGCTCGGACGGGACATCAATCCGACAGAGCTCTATTACCGCCTGCGCGGGGCAGGCGTGAAGCGGGCAGAAATCAAGCTGCCCGTATTTGCGAAGACTGAAAAGAACCAAGTCGCCGTCGCCGATCAAATCAAGGTGACATTCGGAGGATTGGAGGATGAGTAAAGAATTACAGAGCACCTCACTCTTAGACATCTTGCCGGAGAATCTCCTTGCCGATGTACAGATTTATGCGGCAGCAAGGGCGCTGGATGATGAACTGCAAAAAGTCACAGCAGCAACAAGAGATGCACTGATTTTGCCGCGTATCGATGAGCTATCGGAGGAAGTCATTGATCTTCTTGCGTGGCAGTGGAGCGTCGATTTTTACGATGAACTGAAAAGCCTTGCAGATAAGCGCAACGCGGTCAAACAGTCGATTGCCATGCACCGCATCAAGGGGACACGGCGTGCAGTCGAAATTGCGCTGCACATGGTTTACACAAGCGGTGAGGTGAGTGAGTGGTTCGAGTATGGCGGGCAGCCGTACTATTTCCGCGTGCGCTTCATCGAGCCCGAAAACATCCGCACGGAGGACGTTGACCGTGTGATTCGCATCATCAATGCTGTCAAGAACACGCGGAGCTGGCTTGAGAGCATCGGCTTTACGCGCCATGTCCCGACGGGGCTGTATCACGGGACTGTCATTTCGACGAACAAAACATATCGCCTGATGCCGCCGCGTCCGCACGATGTTACCATCCGCAGCGGTACGTATCATGGCGTAGGAGTATCAGTCTATAAGGAGGTCGTATTACGTGAGTAACTGGTCATCATATCAATTTACGCGCAAGGGGGAACAACTCCGCGCGAAGGTAGAGGCGGGAAAGTGTAAACTCACCCTGACGAAGATCAAGATCGGCAACGGGAGCGTGACGCTTGGCGACATAAAGGACATGAACGATCTCAAAAGCCCGCAGCTCGTTCTCGGTATCAGCTCGTGCGCTGTGAGTGCGGAGGATGATCGTGTCTGCGAAGTCGTTGGCATCGCTTCGTCATCCAATGTGGAAAATGCCTTCTCGGTCACGGAGATGGGGCTTTATGCAAATGATCCTGACGTTGGAGAAATCCTGTATCTGGTAGAGATCGATACGTCACCCGACGATATGCCGAACAAAAACGCGCAATCGCCTGTGACACTGACCTATCAGATTGAGCTTGTGACGAGCAACACAGCAAATGTGACAGTGATGGCATCGCCTGCGGGACTGGTCACGGTAAAGATGATGAGCGCCCACCGCACCGCCGCCGAGCTTGACCACCCCGAGAAATCCGTGCACAAGAAGCACCTGCACCCAGACGCATACGAATCCCCCGCGCTCACGGGCACCCCGACGGCACCGACAGCAGGGCGTGGGACGAATAACGGACAGATCGCAAGCACCGCGTTTGTGGCACAGGCAATCGCCGCGCTCGTGAACTCTGCGCCAGGGACCCTTGACACCTTGCAGGAACTCGCTGCAGCACTCGGCAATGACGCGAACTTTGCAGCGACCGTGACAAACGCACTCGCGCGGAAAGTCAGCAAGTCGGGTGATACAATGACGGGTCAGCTAAATGTACCAAAAATCAATTTTGATGCTGGCATTATCGAGAAGGGTGAACGCGATACTGGCGATGCGTTGTCGGGGAGCGGAGGTGCGAACATCAATATATCCTCATGGTGGGGGATAGGATTCCACGATAAGTATGGCAACCGCTATACGGGCACAATGGATTTGCGCAGCGGTAATTGGCGCACCGTCGGGGCAATACGGGCCGATCAAGGCTTTATCGGGAACCTTGCGGGCACCTCGTCAAACGCTGATAAACTCGGCGGACAGCCGCTGCAATGGCTCATCGACCAGATCGGAGCGGCAAAAACGGGTATCGTTGCGAGCAATCTCGCCGAGAACGGTTGGGCCAAGTTTTCCAATGGGTTGATCGTGCAGTGGGGGATTGTTAAAAATGGCAACGGAACACAAAGGGTATCCTTCCCTATATCGTTCGGCAGTAAAGTTTTCCACATCAACTTTTCCAGCACGATTTTGAGTAATGACGCCATAACCAATAGTTCGGTCCAAAGCTACAGCCTGACTGGCGCAGAGTTATACGCCAACACATCGCCTGCGGGATATGTCCTATGGTTCGCGATTGGGCTTTAAGGAGGAGGGATAGTCGTATGGAATACCTTGCAAAATTTGATGCTACTGGGCATCGCGAGACCACTGTTGTCTGCGGTGTGCACTACACCGCAGACGAGGAGCGGCAGAAATACATCGATGATGGCTGCATCCACATCTCCGATGAGGATTACCAGACCTACATTGGCAACCGCGGCGCGGGAGATAACGGCACGGGCTACATCCGTGACCCACAGACGGGTAAGCCCATCTCTGCGCCTCCTGCTCCGCCCGTAGAGACAACAGAAGAGCCGACGGCAAGCGTACCCGAAACGGAGCTTGCCGTCATGGAGGGCATGGTCGACATGCAGAGCCGCATCGCGGCGCTTGAAGCAGAACTCGCAAAACTCAAAGGAGGAAAATAACAATGGCAGCAACAATCTACAGCTACATCGTCGTCGCTTATGGCGTCCTTGTCCAAGGAGGGAAGTTTGCACTGTCCCCGGAGGACAACCCGAAGAATCTGCGTGTTGTACCGGAGACGTACCGCGAGAAGGTCGCAGAGTGGCTCGTTGAGCACCCCGTAGGATGATGAGAAGCGCAGAATAGCCGTCATGACAAGTGGCGGCTTTTTCTGTGCAGAGAAAGGAGATAACGTATGGATTTTATGCCGGTTATTCAGCGTCTTACGGAGGGATGGGGGGCAAAGGTAGGCTTGTCTGTTGTTCTCACCATAGCTTACGAAGATCATGCGCAGATCTTCGCAGCATTTGTCTCACTCGTCTGTCTGGATCTCGTGACAAAATGGCTGTCACTCTCGCGCAAGTGTCTCGTTGATATGGGGAACGATCAGCCTTCCGTTTGGCAAGCATTTTGGAACATCAGAAACGCTGGGCGTAAGGAGTACATCAAAAGTGATATGATGCGCAAGCGTTTTGTGCCGAAAATCCTGACCTATCTCGCTGTCGTTGCAGCAGCGGTGACGTTGGACTTCATCTTGCTCAAAACACATGCCCCGGCGTTCGCATCAACGCTCGTGATCGGATATCTCTCACTCACAGAATTTATCTCAATCCTCGAGAACATGCAGCACTCAGGGATTGAGGAAGCGGGGGCACTTGTTGATATGGCCCGACGTAAAAGTGGTATTGGCAAAACTACGGGCGAGAGCCCTAATGGGAAAGGAGAAAAATGACATGGAACGCATCCCTATCGTAGAGACCTATCTTGATATCAACTACAACCAGCTCACGACACGGAGCGTGACCGACATGATCGTCATCCACCACACAGGCAATCCTACGGATGACGATCTCTCGGCGGCAGAAATTGATGCAAGTCACAAGGCGCAGGGATGGTCTTGTATCGGATACCACTACGTTGTCCGCAAGGATGGCACAGTGGAGATCGGGCGTCCGCACTGGACGATTGGTGCGCACGCCTTCGGGGAGAACAAGCACACCATTGGCATCCACGTATGCGGTAACTTTGAGATTGGAGAGCCGACAGATCGGCAGATCGAGAGCCTTGCTATGCTGCTGGCTAACCTCTGCACCGACTATGGGCTGACGATTGACCGCGATCATATCGTAGGGCATAGAGAGCTCATGTCGACGGCGTGCCCCGGCAGTAACCTCTTTGCGCAGATGGATACCATTGTCGGCAAGGCGAATTTCTACGCCGTGCAGTGAGGAGGTGCGTACAATGCTTGAACGGGTGAGAGATACCATTACAACGAACAAAACGACCTGCGTAGTAATCCTAGCTGTCCTGCTCGTTGCCGTTGCTTATGCCGTCGGGCGCTATGCAGGACATGAGGCGGAGCAGGGAAAACCCGCCGTCATGACGCAGGAGGAGACGCAGGACGTGCGGAAGCTGAAAGACCGTCTGGATATATCCACCGCGAACGCCAACGCGCTCGAGAAGCGCATCACGGCGATACAGGCGGGACAGCGTGCGCCATCGACGACATACTACGTCACCGCTCCAACCGTGGAACGGGCGGCTACGGTGGTAGAGCGGCAGATACGCACGGACGATGCGGCACTGCCAATGGCGGCGCGGGAAAAGACAGACCGAACCGTCGTCACGCCGATAGTTAAGGACAAGGACGGACAAGACCTGCTGCCCGATCAACAAAAGGTTGACGTGTATAAGATCAATCTGCGCAAAGATCACCGCATCAAGGCGGGCGCGACGATGATAGACGGCAAGGCACTCATGACCGTTGGCTATGAGCAAGGGCGATTTGAGGCTCTTGCGCATTTCGACGGCGCAAGATGTAAGGGCGCGACGGTCGCATACAATATTATAGAGTGGTAATCATCGCCCCGGGGCTACGGCTCTGGGGTTTATTTTTTTACATTACTGAATGTCGCGTGTAACAAAAAGTAAACT